TGGTTTTTTTTTTAAAAAATCAAACATAACCTATATATTAAGAAACTTTTTATAAATAAATCGTTAAAGAGTTAATAAATATTATATATTAGTTTACTATACATATGTCACAAATTATTGAAATTTTATTTAGGAATATTAAATCTTATATACGTATTATATCACTTATTATTTTTATAATAATACTTTTAGCATTGAGTGTTTGGTGTTATTATAAATACGCAGAACCAGCATTAAATAATAATGCTAAAAATCAGGGAAATGTTCCAAACAATGGAACAATACAGGAAGTTAATATTTATTTTTTTAATGTTGATTGGTGTCCACATTGTATTAACGCAAAACCGGAATGGATAACCTTTTGTAAAAACCATAATGGAAAAGAATATAATGGATATATAATTAAATGTGTGGGAGGTGAAAATGGTTCAAACTGTACCAGCTCAGATGATACAACAGTTATTGAACTTATACAAAATTTTAATATAGAACATTATCCATCATTAAAAATGGTAATGGGAGGTACAACCATTGATTTTGACGGTAAAATTACCAACGATAATTTGGAATTATTTATAAATAAGGTTTTAAGTACATGAAAACAAATTGTAAATATAATTTTACAATGGTATTTGTAATAATGGTGTAATTGTAATAAAATTGATTAAATAATTTATATTTAATCAACTATAATAAGAAAAAATGGAAATATTAATAAAAGCAACCAATGAACCAGCCACCGAAACAGCCACCGAAACAGTCAACGAACCAGCCACCGAAACAGTCAACGAACCAGCCACCGAAACAGCCACCGAAACAGCCACTGAAACAACTCATAAATACAATATTGAACACGCAAAGACAGCATTTGTAAATGCCCTTATTGGTAAAGATGAATTTAATGCTCTTTATTGGGGGTACGAAATTTATTATAGCAATCTTAAATTTGAAATATTTTATTTATTAAACGAAATATATAATTTATTTTATGTTGAAAAGCATTCCTTTTATTTTAATGGATATTTACAAACTCTTGCTAAAGAATGGGAATCATCAAAACGTAAAAATCATACAATTTTGGGATCTATTATTAAAAACTTGGTATGTTTGGATATTTCAATTACCGATATGATTTTCAATAAAAATCCGTGTTCAAATATACGTATAATAAAGCATGATAAAAGTTTACCAGAATATTTCGACCCCCTTGATTATGCTGGCGAAACCGCTTCTTTTAAACAAATGACTGACGATGATCTTATTTCTTTGAAACGCGAATTTAAAAAAGCAGAAAAAAACAAAAACAAAAAACTGGAACTTCCTACGAAGATAACGTTACCAAAATATGTATGTGAAATATTAGATATTGCTATTAGCAGTAAAATTGATTATATGTGTTTTAATGATTGGTGTAATTTTCACGCAAAAACTAGTATTTCAAAAACCATTATTTTAATTGTTCGGGGTAGACGTCGTAATAATGGATAAATCATAATCTTTTGAATTATCATCTGTTGTAAATAAATTATCGTCGTTCGAGTCTGTTTCACTTTCGGCGTCGGACTCATACTTTTTTGTTCTTAAAAAAACGTTTTTTTCATTTTTTTCTGTTTTATCTTTATTACTTCCACCAAAAGAACCAATAGTCGTTTGAAGAGCATTTTTTAAAGAACAAATTACTTCATGAGGATGCGCTAGTATATTCATTGCGGTTTGATAATTATACTCCAAAAGACATGTATCATTTTCATTATATAAAATACTATATATCCAATAAGGTGGAATATAAAGCATATACCCCTTTGTAATATCAAAATCCAAAAACCTTATTTTATTAACATGGGATATAAATCGTTGTTGTGGATTCCAACAGTTCATAGGGGAAACCAATATTTCTTTATTAAAATCTAGTTTTTTTACGTTTTTAAACGGTGCCATTTTTACAACAATTTTTCCTGTACTTACATAAATATATTTACGTGTATAAGTATGGTATCTCATTGGCAATCCGACCCCTTTTCCAGCAGTCATAATATCAAATGTTTGATTAATTGTGTAATTTGGTTTTAAAAACGCATCACCTATTTTTATCATTACTCCGTCAATACCAGTTTCTTCTATAAATTCGTGATTATTTTCAGTAAAAAAATGTGGACTAGTAGAATTGTCTGTTTTAATTAATTGAATAGTATTGTGAAATGGAAGCGGAACTTCCGATGGAATAATTGCGTCTCCGTCAACAACATTAAAATAATCAGCGGTATCTTTAATATTAAGTGTATTACCATCCTCCTTTTCAATTGATGAAAGAATGTCTAAATTAATAGGCGCATATTTTGTAATCATAGGCGCAAAATTAAAAACAACCGGCTGTTTTACATTACATGTTTCCTGTAGATTTTCTATACCCTTGTATTCCAATTCATATATTTCTAAATCCTGTGATTTTTTATATTGGTCGTTAATATGAATATACGAAAATAATACAAACATAAATACTATAAATGAAAGTGGAAAATTCATGTTTTTATAATAACTATATAAATCGATTTTAGGTTATTTACCGCGTTTATTTGTTTCATTCTACAAATTTTTATATAAAGTTTTCTTAAATTGTTGTATATTTTATTTTACAGGAACAATTTGGTTCATGTAAAATGATTACGTTTTCAGCAGGGATCGAACCTGCGACCTTACGGTTAACAGCCGTATGCTCTACCGACTGAGCTATGAAAACAAAAAGGGGAGGAGGGTTAAATGTAATCGTAGAGGGAATGAGGGTGGGTGTAAAATTATAAATAACATTAAAAATGTTAAAGGTATTACTCTTGACGGGGCTCGAACCCGTGACCTTACGGTTAAAAGCCGTACACTCTACCAACTGAGTTACAAAAGCAAGTAATAATAATTTTATAATGTGATAAATGGATAAATGTAGTTACTTCTGGCGGGTTTCGATCCCGCTACCTTCGGCTCATAAGACCGACTATCTAACCAATTGATATACAGAAGCAAAAAAGTTTTAAAATTGTGTTATAGGGGGAAGCACCCCCCCAACATATATATTGTTAATTTCTTTATACTCTTTTTTCGTTTTAACAATAATTTAACACTATATAAAGAAAAACAATAATAAAGTTATTTTTTTCCGTTTACGGTTTTCTTTGCCGTTTACGGTTTTCTTTGTCGTTTATGGTTTTCTTTGCCGTTTACGGTTTTTTAACTTTTTTATATTTTTATAATACTACATAATTAAATTTAACCCTTTGCCGTTTCTTTACTTTTTAAAAATGTTCATTTTTTCTTATATTGTAATAAAAAATAAAACCATAAAAGGTATAAACTATATACATTTTGTTACAAAACACAAAATTTATTTACCGACAAATCCGTCGATATAATCGGCAAAGGGTTAAAATAACAGTTAATTTCAAAAATAAAACAACAATATATATGAATTATAAAAACCTTTTAAATTCAAAGACAGGTAAAGTAGTTATATCAGTTATTTTAGGGTTAGGTATTGCTTGTTTATTTCATAAATCATGTAAAGACAAGGACTGTATACATTTTTCAGGTCCAATAATAAGCAACATTGATGGAAAAATATTTCAACACGATAATAAATGTTATACTTATAAAGCAAACGCCGTAAAATGTAACTCTTCAAAGAAAACTGTTAATTTTGATGCTGAACTACAAAAAGAAAAAGGAATGGGTCTTCCTTCGCTTTCGTCTCTTTCATCTAGTTCATACATTCCATCTTTTTTTACACCCATAAAATAATAAAACTATTTAGGAGTTGCTTAGTAAAAATGAAAGAATGGGAAAAATAATAAACAATTATTCGTATAAATAAGATATATAGATTTCAAAAGTTCTATATATCTTATTTATGGAAAACACAACCAGAATTTCTGAATTGCCAGAATTAAAATTACATCAAGGGGGAGCTCCTCAGTCCGCCACATTTCCTAATTCTAACGGAAACAATTATATACCAATTAATATTCACCCAAATCCATATGGAAATCAAGGAGTCGCAACTACAGGTATAATTGCCCCATCTATTTTGCCTCCAACCTCTCACTATTTTGAAGGAGGAGGAGGAGGAGGAGGAGGAAACAGCCGCAAAAGTGGTAATGAATTTGAAAATGAACACCAAAGGTTGCCATCAAGAGATATACGTATTGATTCAACAGAATTTACACAAGACAATGAAATAAAGGCAAATTATATTCCAACACCACGAAATATGAAAGATTATTTAAAAGAATATGAAATTAAAAATGAAGAAGAAAATGAACAACACAAAATAGCAAAACATAAAAAAAATAAAAAACGTGTTCGTTTTACGGATGACCTTTTTGTTCAATTACAAATGCCTATATTAATTGGAATTTTATATTTTATTTTTCAACAAGGAGTAATAAATCGTATATTAATGAAGCTTTCAGAAAGGTTTGTAAAACTTTATAATGAAGACGGAAGCATAGGATTATACGGAAATTTAACTAAGAGTATTTTATTTGCGGCGGCTTTTTTTGCTATGGTAAAAATGGAAGGAGCTTTTGTTTAACTTATTGTGGAATATAATGTGTTATTTCTGAATCATTTTTTGGACAAGTTACTTCCGTTTCTTTAAATTCAAAACAATTATCAGTATTGTCTTTAAATTGTAACATATGAACATTTTCAGGGGTGGGGTATACATATACTTTACGCATATCACCTGACATAGAATAGTATACGGCAAGTAAACCAAGTAAAAAACTTAATATAAATACTGGTACATTTATAAACTTTGATAGAAACATTTTTACTATATAATAGTTATAGTAATTACAGAAATATAATAGTTCACGTACACCACCCTCCATTACTAAAAAACATTATAAATATATTTTTATTCTTTACTATTTTGTTACTTTTCATTTTTTATATACTAATAAAAATGAAAACCATATATGATATTAATTATATAAATCTTATTAAAAAACTACACCCCACCTACATACCCCCCCCCTAAATTTCGATGGGTAAATTAGTATGTTAAAAACGTAAGAAAGTTAAAAAATGTAAGAAATATGTAAAATATTATTATAATGTTTATTTATAAAAAATAGTATGTTATTGTAATTAATTAGCCTTTATTTTTATTTTTTTTCTTAGGGTTTGTGTTTGATTTTGTGGTTAGTTTTGGTTGTGTAATTGGTTTTGTTGTTTGAATAGGGGTTACCTCGTTTAAATTTATACCATCTCCTATAGTAACTTTATAATTATTAGGCATTTCAACTGGGGTAACAACATTTGATGATGCTACTTGTGTATTTGAATTTGCTATTGCTTGTTCTAATTGTGCCGCTTTTTTTTTCATTATTTTTTCTTTCAACTTTTCCCTTGCTGAACTTTGTTTTGTTTTTTGTTGAAAGGCATTCATATCAAACTTTCCCTTTCCCCCTAAACCCGTCATTTTTGATATATTTTTAAACATTTCTTGAAATTGTTTGGAATCTCCCATACCTTTCATTTTATCCATTATTTCGGTTGCTTCTTTTAATAATTCATCTTGTGAAATTTCCCCTGATGAAATTTTAGTATTTAACTTATCGCTTACAGTTTTAATTAAGCCAGTCATTTTTTCGGGATTTTTTAATAAATTTTGTATAATATCTTTTGTGGAACTCGGTTGATTTTCACTGTCCTCACCAAAAATGTTACCCATATCCTTTGCTATTTCTTCTGTAAGTTCTTTTGCCAAAGAACCTATTTTACCATCAAACAATGTTTTTAAATGACCATATATATCCGTTATATTTGGCATTCCTTTCATTTTCTCAAAAAAACTGGATGGATTGGATGGGTCAAACTCATCATGACCATCGCCATTTCCATCGCCATTTCCATCGCCATTTTCATTGCCATTTCCATCGCCATCTGGGGCATTATAAGGTGTATTTATATCATTACTTTCCGAATCCGTTTTCATTCCCTCGGTCATTGACTGAAAAAAACTTCCCATACTTTCCATTGTTTCATTTAATTTTTCAAATAATTCTTTTTCACCAATTCCATCAAATAAATGTTTTGTGGAATTACCAAATCCATCTTTAGAATCTACCGAACCAATTATAGTCATAAGAATAAGTTGAAGATAATTCCACATAATTTTACGGGTTTTACTACTAACATTTTCACAATTAAAAAGTAGTTTAAAATCTACTTCGGGTAAAAAAAATACCGGATTTATTGCGTTTTCATTAAAAATATCTTCATTGTTATAAAGAATATCAAAAAACCTTTCCGGATAAAATAAAACACAATATTGATAAATAAAACGTATTTCTGCGTTTTTTTTTATAGAATCATATGAAGCAAAAGATTCCATTGTCCATTTTTGCCAAAGATGTTGATATTCAGGAAAGGTAGTTGAAAGATCCGCCGTAAAATCATAAATAATTTTTTCAAAGTTTTCAGGAATAGGTTTTTCTAAAGGCAATGTTGAGGAAGCAGTTGTGTTATCGGACATATTCATTATGTTATTATGTATAAGAAAAAGAATCTTTGTTTTTAACCTATTTTATAAGGGTAAATTTTCAATTGTTTCATTATTTATATTTTTATTTATAA